CAAAACAATTAGTTGAATTCATTGGTCAAAGATCATTTGAATTTTTAGATTGGTGTGGATTTGATTTAAGAAATCACAGTTTACATTTTACAGAGTTCTGGGTTCAGGAGTTTGGTAAAAAAGGTGGTGGACATCATGATACTCATGTTCATTGGAATCAACATGTATCAGGATTTTACTTTTTAAAATGTAGTGAAAAAACTTCTTACCCTGTATTCCATGATCCAAGACCAGGAGCTATGATGACTAAGCTGCCACAAAAAGATGGTGCTAAGATTACTATAGCTAATGAAGCAATTCATTATAAAATTAATCCAGGAACAATGATAATCTTTCCAGGCTATGTACCACATCAATATGTTGTTGATGCAGGACTAGATCCTTTTAGATTCATTCATTGGAACATTAAAGCTGTTGAGACAGCTATATCTAAAGAAAGGAGCATTAGAGATGAGCTTCCAAAAGAATAAATACACAATTCTTAAAGGTGCAGTATCACCTGAAGTTGCTAAGTTTGTTACAGAATATTTTTTACTGAAAAGAAAGGTTGCTAGAACTTTATTTGATGAAAGATATATTTCTCAATTCACAACTGAGTTTGGTGTATGGAATGATGAGCAAGTTCCTAATACCTATTCTCATTATGCAGATATAGCTATGGAAACCTTATTACAATGGGTTCAACTAGCTATGGAGAAACACACTAAATTAAAACTAATCCCTACTTATTCTTATGCAAGAATATATAAAAAAGGAGATGTTTTACATCGACACAAAGATAGATTTAGTTGTGAAATCTCTACCACCTTAAATCTTGGTGGCGATCATTGGTCAATCTATTTAAGTCCAAAGGAAAATGTTGGTATTCCAAATGATAAAAAAGGAATAACAGCAGCTAGTAATGCTAAAGGTGTTAAAGTAGATTTAAAACCTGGTGATATGCTTATTTACAAAGGCATGGAATTAGAGCATTGGAGAGAACCTTTTGATGGCAAAGATTGCGTACAAGTTTTTCTACACTATAATAAAACTTCTAAGGAAGCTGAACAAAATCGTTTTGACAGACGACCACATTTAGGACTACCTTCTTGGTTTAAAAAATGATAGAATACCGATTGGGGTAGGCAATACCACCAACCACCTTGCCTATCCCTACTTAATAAGGAGATAACAATGTTAGATAATTGGATGAAATCTTTAGAGGAGATCCACTCTTACAAATACTGGAAGAAACAAATCATTAAGTATAATGAGAAAGTCATTCAGTTTTGGAAAGATGCTTACGATGATCTCATCTCTTCTAATAAAAAAGATAAAGAATAATTCTATCTATACAGCCTAATTTCTGCTAATAACTAATAATGAAATTCTTATTAGTTATACAGATTTGCTCTGCCTTGGCACAACAATGCACTACCCCTATACCTATTTATCCCCATCACGACAATTACTATGATTGTGCTACTGCTGGTTTTATTCGTGGCTTATCTGTGATAAGAGAATTAGGTCAACAAGAAGTTAATGAAAAACACATGTTAATTAATTTTTCCTGTAAAAAATTAGAAGATGTTTAGTTATGAAACCAAGAAAGAAATTAAAAAGAAAAGCTAATAAGATTAAAGAAGTTTCAGATTACACAGAGCATAGCAATGGAGTTCGTATCTCCTATCACGAAAAAGTTTGTGCTGAAAGAATGAAAACTTTATTTAAAGCCATTGATGAAATGCGACAAGACATTAAGGAACTTAGAGCTGATATGAATAAAGGTAAGGGAGTAGTTTCCTTCTTAGTTTTCATGGGTGGTATGGTAACTGCCATCATCGGTTACTTTAAATGGAATGGTTAGAACCAGAAAAACTGCAAGTGTTGGAATATACAATGAGCTAATGGCTCAAGCACACTTTGCGAAAGATCCAAACAAAATAGTATTCGTACCAGTCATGGGTAAAGGTCCTATAGATATGGTCGTGTTGGATTTAAAGACTGGAGAGTACCAAGCCTATGATGTCAAATCAGTCAATAAAAGGAAAAAAGACTACATCCCCAATGATAAATACAAAAGAAATGCAATAGGATCAATCATAAGGAGAGGATTGACAGACGAGCAAAAAAAACTAAAAGTTAAGATCTATTACAATGAAACTAACAGCTAACTTTACCTTAGATGAATTGGTCAAGAGCCAAGTAGCCATTAGAAAAGGTATTAATAATAACCCATCACCCACTCAAATAGAAAACTTAAAGGCATTAGCAGTTAATATTTTGCAACCAATCCGCAGTCATTTTGACAGACCTCTAATCATAAGTTCTGCTTTTCGTTGTGCAGAATTAAACATTGAGATAGGTTCAAAAATTACCAGCGAACATTGTGCAGATAATAAATCCGCAGCTGCTGACTTTGAAATACCTAATGTTGACAATAAAGAATTAGCACAATGGATTAGAGATAACCTTGAATGGAATCAATTAATCCTTGAATTCTACAAGGATGGAGAACCATCATCTGGTTGGGTTCATTGCTCATACTCTACTGACTTAAATCGTAAGGAGTCATTGATTGCTTACAAGGATAATGATAATAAAACAAAATACAAACCTTGGTAAATATTATGTGGTTTAATTTAATAGGAATGGCACTTAAGACAGGTGCAGAAGTATATAAAAATAAAAAAGAAGCTCAACAATTAGAGTCTGTAGCTGAAAAAAACTATATGGCTAAAATGGCTTCTGGTGAAATTGAATACCAGAAAGCCATAATGGACAACAACAATCAAGGATGGAAAGATGAGCTAGTTCTCATCATTGTAGTGCTCCCTATTGTTATATTATCTTGGTCTATATTTAGTGGTGATCCTCAAGCAAAAGAAAAATTAGATTTATTCTTTGAATATTTTAATAATTTTCCTGATTTTTATAAATTTTTAGTTTTAGGAATTTTTGGCAGCATATACGGACTTAAGCCAGGATTAGATTTGTTTAAGAAAAAATAATATGAGCCAACAAGTTACAACAATGTTCGTTAGTCAGTATAGAAAGAAGAAACCTAGCTTACTGTCTCAACAAACAGGTAAGTTAAAGCGAAAGAAAAAATCTAAGAAGAAGTAATGGCTAAGAAATTTAATATGGATAAAGCTATCCATACACCCATTAGCAAGAACACTTCTGTTGCTTCCAACCCAATAAAAATTAAATGGTCGTCTATGAATAAACATAAACGAAGAAGTTTTAAAATCAATAGAGGTCAAGGTAGATGAAACTAACTTTGGTTCTGCTTACCATTTATGGACCACTTAGTTATACCTTTGATGAACCTAAAGATTGCATTGAATTAGGTGAGAAACAAATAGAATTATTAGCAGACTATAAAAACTTTGGTAAAGACCAAGGTTGGTACACTCAAGATGGTAATTTAATATATGGATTTTTTTGTAATACAGAATGAAATAGAATTTATTAACGCAGGTACGTTTCAAGAGTATGATTATACTTGTGAGGATGCTGAGTGCGAATGGAAACAAATAACTGAGTATTGGAGAAAATAATGTATTCACTTTTAATTTATAATGAGAAAGAATCTCGTTGGCATTTCTTTACTAATGAGGTTTGGCAAACAAGGAAAGAAGCTGAGACTTATGCCAAGCAAAACAAGTTTAAAAAATCTGTACAATGGAAAGTCTTATGGTATGATCCTAAATATAAAATTAGTATAACTAAATAACATTATGGCAATCACATATCGAGGCGAAAGATTTTCAGGTTATAACAAACCTAAGAATGCTAGGACTAAGACTAAGAAGTTTGCAGTTCTAGCCAAGTCAGGTAGTAGAGTTAGACTGATTAGATATGGTGATGCTAATATGACCATCAAAAAGAATATTCCATCAAGACGTAAATCATTCAGAGCTAGACACAACTGTGCTACTGCTACTAATAAACTAACTGCAAGATATTGGTCCTGTAAGAAATGGTAATCAAAAAAACTTGGAACAGAGCTAAAGTCAATATTAAAGTTGGTGAATGCGAGATGTGTCATCGTAAGATCTACAACAAAGATGGTAATTGGATCATCAATGCTGCCGGTAAATACTTCTGTGATGACATACAAAAAGAAGATAGCTGTTTTGATAAATATTTGGTATCAATAAAGGATAAACCTAGCAAGTTTAGTCATTACGAAAACTTCTTACAAAGAAGAGAACAGTTCTACTCAGCTGCTAGATACAACAAACGATAGTCGTCATGTCATTAACTGACTTGATTGCTAAACTAACAGGAGAAAAAATTGTGCCACTTACAAAAAAAGGAAATAAGATGATGAGTTCTATGAAGAAACAATATGGAATGAAAAAAGGTAAATCAGTTTTTTATGCCACAGTTAAAAAGAAAAAATTAAAAGGCATGGAAAGAAAGAAGAAAAAATAATGGTATCAAAATATCACACAACTAAATCTGGTAAAAAAGCTCGTAAAGGTTTGTATTACAACATAAACCAAAGAAAGAAAAAAGGTACTAGTCGTAACAAATCAAAATCAACAGTATCTGCCAAAGCATTTAGAAATATGCTTTTAGGTTTTCCTAAGAAATAATTAAGTGGGTTCAGTTTCAAGCTATGTTACAGAAAGGAAATGATATAGCCTTCGTGAGCCAACCCACAATCTTATCTTAGCATGAGTTCATCTTTAAGTCTAACGAACTCTTCGTGAATAGTTTTATCTAGTTTCCAAAATCTTCTTTGTTCTAACTTCAACATCTTATGATGAATGACTGTGCTGTGATCTATCTTCATAAACCTACCTAGTTGGGAGAATGAGATCGCATACACCTCAATCATCAAATTGATCAAGATGCTTCTAGCTCTGACTAGCTCTTCATATCTTCTGATACCAAGCAACTCATCAGGTTGTAGTTTATATTCCTTACAAACTAACTGTACGCATTTGTAAAATAAATCTTTAGTGAATTCCATTGTAGGATTTTTGTCTTTAATATTATTCTCTTCAAATCTTTCTTGCTTGTATTTTAGTTTAAGCATTTCTCTTTCCAACTTTGCATGACCCATTTGCTGTGCCATTCGATAGCCATTCTTAAAGCCAGTTCGATAAAGCATAAGTTCTTTTTTTGTTAGTTCAGAATACATTGGTGCTTTTAAAGCGGTTTTTATTTGCGTTAGGTTTTTCATTGCGTATAGCTTCCTTCTGTTGTTTGCACAACTTCTTGTTGTTTATTTATGTCTAACTACTACTAAGTAGTAATTTGTTCTTGAACCCTTTGAACTTTGAAAGTAAGTTGTTTAGCTTCTTCAAAATACTTTCTAGCTTTAGCTTGATAGGCAAGACCCAGTTCATATTTTCTCTGTTCCTTGTCTCTCAGCTTCTGGAGTTCCTTTTTGACTTGCGTCATTTTCTCTCCTTACTGTTGTAAAGTCAATCTTAACGTCATTGATCTTCACTTCTACAAACTCACCAACATTGTCATGGTTTGCAGCCTTCTCAGCATCATCAAACTTTTCTATGTAAGTAAAGTTTGCGTTGCCATTTCTTTTTCTAATGTACTTCGTCATTGCCAATTTGTCAATTACTATAATCTCTTTGTAAAATAAATTCTAAATTTTGTATGGCTTTTAGTATATCCTCTTTGCCATTTTTATATTTGTGCCTTGATACATATTTAATCACGCAACCTTCAGGAAATAAAAGATCGTTAGCTACGATATACTCAATCGGTTGAATGTTAAAATGCTTGTAGTGTGAACCACCAATTTGTTTATCTAAATCTTTTTTCTTCATATTGTTTTAGTCTGAGACGTAGGAAAACAACTATTAGGGAAGCCAAGGGATTGGCTAAAAACCTACGTCTCAGATATATCAAGATAGTTCTCGTTGATTAGTATCTTGATGGTTTGTTATTACCATAAGAAGCAGACTTTTGGAAAGATTTTTTATATCCACCAAAGTTTGATCCTTTGTTACCACCACCAGACGAACTTTGACCATCGTTAGATTTTAACGATATACTTATGCCTCCTGTGGGTTGACCATCGTCTGTGTCTAAGCTCCAACCAGCTTGGTTGAACCATTGCTCACCAATCTTAACACCTTTTCTCCAAGTTTTACCTTCTGGACTATTAGGGTTTATTGGTGCTTCAAACAAAGGAGTATTATCTCCTTGTTCTCTTTTCATCTTAGTTATATCTAAGATGGTTTGCTTTAACACAGGATGCGTTGCTACTAACTGTATATTTATGTTAGCCATTTGCTCTCCTATTTAGTTCATCCTGCTTATTTTCTATGAGATCATTTAGATCTACATATTGAGCAGGACTTTTATTTTTAAGTGCATTGTTTAAGAAAGGTTGGTTTTGTTTTGTAACCTGTCTTAACTCATAAATGTTTTTACAATTTTTTATTTCATCTATGATTTGATGCACCTCTTTTGTTACATAACTAGCAGTCTTACTGCTATTATGTTCTGTACCACTATTCTTGTGTGGAATTTTATTTGTTGCAGTATTAGTTTGCGTGAATGGTTTTGCTTGATAACCATCATCATTATCTAATCCTGTTTTTAAATTAAGTGCGTTAAGAAATGCGTATTTTTTTGCATAACTCATACCATTTCCAGTACCAAACTTATCAAGATTTCCCATTGCCGAACATCCATTAATTTCAATAAATTCATTTGGATTTTCCACATTAAAAATTTTCATATTACAAGTTACTAATATGAAATTATCTTTGATCTCGTTTGTGTAGGTACATAAAGGATATAGACCATTATCTAACAATGCTTCCATTGCTACCTTTTGTACTTCATCGTGTTGTAAGGGATTGAATTGCATTCCGCTAACTTTTTTTCCCTTCTTGACACCACTTGATTGACAAGCAGCTTCGTATAGTTTTTTGTATATGTTCATGGGTTTAGTTTCCATAGTTTTTGTATTGTTTCCTTTTGTTTATTTGTCATATATTTATAATGGTAATAATGATTAAGGTCAGGTGGTTCAGTTAGTTCAGCTAACTTGTATAGATCACCTTTGCAATAGATAACCATTTGTTCCCAGTTATAAATTTTGTTTATCATCATATTATATTGATAGTCTAAATGATCTGCACGAAGAGCATCGTGAGTATCATCATAAATTAAATAATCATTTTCATTTACTAAAACCAAGAAAGGTTTTTTGCCTGTGCATTTCCAATAGAAAGCTACTTGTTTCCAGTAATCATCGAAGATAGAATCGTCATTTAGTTCTTGGGTTTTAAAATAGTATTCATCTTTATTTTTTCTTTTATAAACTGAAGGTGGTTTAGTTTTTAATTCTATAAATAATTTTTTATTATTACTATCTGTTTCATAATCAATCCTACCTATAATATCGAACAATAATTTTTTTGGTTTATCCATTACATATCTTTCCGATATGATTTTTTCTTTACCGCAAATTTCTCTAATAACTTTTCTTGTTTGTGCTATTGTTTGATGAGCATAATCAATCATATATTTTCTTGCGTAAGCATCCTTGTCATCAACAGGATCATACTTATTAATATCATCTAACTCTTTGCCAAACACCTCATCATAATTTCTGTTAGTTAATATGATGGTTTTATTTTTAAAGAACAAAGTATCACATTCCATTCTTTGAGCTGTGTTATTAACTAAGTTTCCAAACCTAGGTTTATATTGCATAAGAAATTCATTACGATCTTTTGAATTGTGAAACCCATAATTAATTATGACTTTAGATAAAGGTTGATTAGCTGAAGATGGCGACCAATGATCTAAGCCTTCTCCATTATTAAAATTTTTAAATAATTCTTTTAAATTATACTGTTCTTGTAGTTGCATTGTTGTTTTGTGTTCTTCTAACAAAACTTTTCCACCTTGTCTATAGTTATTTTATGGTTGATTGTGGATAATCATTTTGGTAATAACCCATACAAACAATTAAAAAAAAGGACAATAATGAAACTCATAGATTGGATCAAGAAAGAAAAAATAAGTTATAGCGAAACCGCAAGACGATTTAAAATATTTAACATCAATCCTAGTGCAAATATTTTTCGCTACGCACACAAGCAACGAATGCCTAAACCTAGTGAGATGGAAAAAATATATCTAGGTACTAATAAAGAAGTAGAACCCAATGACTTCTATGACTTCGTTCAAAAATAAATATAAGTTAGTTAAGATTACTTGGTGGGATATAAAATCTTCTGAGAAATCTTGGTTGAACATTGATGAGGTAGAGAGTGAGGACATTGCTATCTGCTATGATGTTGGTTATCTATATAAAAAAACGTCAGAGAAATTATGGCTATTCACTTCTTATTCAATAGACAATTCAGGCACAGATGTTGGTGGGATTACTTGCTTTCCTGTGGCTTGTATTAAAAACATAGAGGTCATAAAATGACAGACATAGATATGTTTGCTGACTACAAAGGTAAGATTAAGAAACTAAAAAAAATAATTGAAGATCAAAGAAAAGAAATTGATACCTTGAAACAAATCATACAATTTCAGGAGCTACAATTAGAACAAAAAGAGGATAGAGATGAGTAAGTTAAAATTACTAGATCTATTTAGTGGTATAGGTGGGTTTAGTTTAGGGTTAGAAAGTACCGGTGGATTTGAAACCATTGCTTTCGTAGAAAAGGATAAGTTTTGTCAAAAAGTATTAGCTAAAAATTTTAATAAAATAACAATCGAAGGAGAAATAAGAAATGTCAAAGGAGAAAAATACAAAGCAGACATCATCACAGCTGGTTTCCCCTGCCAACCATTTAGTGTCGCAGGAAAAAGAAAAGGAAAGGATGACGACAGATACTTGTGGGACGAAACCATTAGAGTTATTAGAGAATGTAAACCTAAGTGGTTCGTTGGCGAAAATGTGGAAGGCATTGTTAACATCGCAAATGGTACAGTCTTGCAGCAGATACAACAAGACCTGGAAAAAGAGGGTTTCGAAGTCCAATGTGGTATTATTCCAGCTTCAGGCATCGGTGCGTGGCATCAAAGAAAAAGAGTTTGGATCATCGGATATAACTTATCCAACGCCAACAACAATGTTTCCAACTCCAGTGACAGGCGACAGTTCAACGGAAAATATAGAAACTTGGAAACTAAGACAGAAAAAGAAAAAAGAACAAGGTATCAACCTACATTTCAAACTTTGTCATCATATTCAGATGTACCCAACACCAACTCAGGGAATGTGGAAGCAAGATGTGAACGACAACGGAGAATACGCCAAGAGAGTGAAGGAGAAAGGTCATCAAGTAATGCTACCAACATTTGTGAAACTTTATCCAACACCAACAGCATCAGACTCCGAGGGTGGAGTAGCAAAGGATGTGCAAATGAAGGATGGTCATTTCTTCCGAAAGAACAAGAAGGGAGAGAGATGGGGAGTGAAACTTCGAGACGCAATATCCATACTTCCAACTCCGACAGCGAGGGATTACAAGGATGCAGCTTACCAACCGAATTGGAAAGAGAGCAGAGACAAGTCATTACCAAGAGAGATACTGAAAGACAACAAACCTGGTGGGAGGCTCAATCCGATATTTGTAGAAATGTTAATGGCATATCCTATGAATTGGACAAAGATAGAACCAACAGAATAAAGGCTTTAGGTAATTCAATAGTACCTTTGATAGCTAGAGAGATAGGACTTGCGATCTTAGAGGCAGAAAAGTGATGGCACGTTATACCTACGCATTTTCCAATGGTGTCTATAATGATTGGCATAGAAAATATGATGGCATAGCTATGATAGATGTTGATAGCATTGAGGTTTGTCCTAAATGTTTTGAACCTTTGGCAATCCTTGAGACTTGTTATGATAAAGGACAAAAATACAAGGCTACAACCCTTGTTTCTACCCTTGCTAGTCGCCTTCAGATACCTAGTTTTTTAGTTTTCTATAAAGATATAGGTCAAGGTAGCCTAGCCTTTAGGATCAAACGTCTCTGGCTTTCTAATGCAGAGTATGAGGTAATGACAGAGGATGAATGGGTTAATATCTTATATGAGATACAAGAGGAACATAAAAACTGTTGCATAAATGTCACAACCACAACATATAGTTAATGGATAAAAAATACACACCACATATACGAATACCTTTTAGCTTATTTGATAGTGCAGAATATAAACAAATTCCTGACACATATAAATCTAATTGTCTTTCGCTTTTAATGTGTTTATTAAAGTTTGTTAATAATAAAACTGGTAAATGTTATCCTAGACAATCTACTATATCTAGTATGATTGGGTTATCAAGAACCACTATATACAGAGCTACATTACAGTTAAAAAAAGCAAAGATTATACAGATTAAAAGGTTATCTTCAACCCTATTATATAAAATAGAACCTAAGTTTATTTATGGTTATGTTTCAAATTTAAACAATGATGTTTCAAAATTAAACAATGATGTTTCAAATTTAAAGATATTAATAAAACATAACACTTTATCCAACACTATATCCAACACTAAAATAACTAATATTATAAAAAGGATTAGCGAAGATGGCGGTAGTAAAGACAAGATAATTCAAGAAATAGCCACTCTACCCGCTGCCGAGCTTGAAAAGGCTATTGAAAATAATGACAACCCTTATTTTTGTAGATTGGCACTCGAAATCAAATCAAGAGAGGGTAATAAGCTGGTCGAGTTTAATAGTAAGGAAATATCGGAAAGGATAAGAAAGAAAACAAACTTTGCTTACCAAAGAGCAATAGAGAAAAGGAAAAGAGACGATGGCAGGGAGACCGCAACAAAAAATTTTTTGTCAAGCATTAAGAAGAAGAGATAACAAACCTTGCCAAGCTAAAGGCTTCATGTGTGCAAATGGAAAACATCTTTGTAGATTTCATGGATATAATAATATACTAGGATTTAATAAACCTAATTATTCAGATGACACAAGAATTAACCAGCTCTCAAAACTTAAACAATTCAGAGACAAAACAAGAGAGCAGCTCAGAGATTACTACTTCAAAATACTTAAGCCAAGACTTACAAGCAATCAAAAGTCTATCTACCATAGAAGAGCATTTAATAGCAGGAAGAACACTAACCGAGTGTATATCGGACAAAACAATAAACCCCTCACAGATCAGCTTGATGCGGTTTTACAACATCTTAAAAAGAAATCCTGATTTTGAAAATAAGATCCTTGAAGCTAGAAAGATTGGCATTCAAACCCTTATTGATAAATTACTTCAAATTTTTAATTATCAGGAAATAGAAAACCCCAATCAAATTTTATGGATCAGAGAAAAAACAAAATTCATTACTTATTTAGCCGGTAAATTAACTGATCTATATTCTGATAATAAACCCATTAAACAAAACATTGACTCTAAGATTTCTATAAGTTGGGAAGATAACTCTAATAACTTAATTGATGTAAGTGCCGAAGAAGTATCGACACCTACACCAGAGGGAAATTAATTAAGCCAACCCTAATTTATCTAGGGTTTCATATTCTTTATTAGTTATTTCAGTTTCGGAATAAACCTCTATTGCGTTAAGCATCCAATCATCCCAAAAACAATTTTCTTTTAACTCATCTTTCTTAGAGATACCCCAATACTCCTTGCAATATCCCCATTCAGTTTTTCTTTTATCAAAAATATAACTAGCGATATGCTCATACTCACCGATTATACAGTTAAATTTTACTAAGTATTTTTTTTTCATAGTTGTTTCCCTGTTGTTGTTTGTTGTTATAGTTTCTTATGATTGTTTTAGCTGCTACACCTTGAACACTCATAAGATTTAAGAAAGTTAAACGAATTAACTCCCTCAAATTCTGTTGATTATTTGTAATACTTGAATAGATGTTTTTGTAGTCGTTCATTTAGTTGTTTTTCCCTTCTTCTTTTCATTAGATCATAAATAAAATATAATACCGGTACAAGTATAACTAATATTAATTCCATCTATTCCCCCTTTGTTTTATATTTAAAAAAATCTATGACCCTATTATCATAGAATTGAAAACCCTTATTTTCAAGCACAGTCTCTACATCCTCAAAGGTTTCAACATTCTTAAAATTAAATCCATACTTTTTTTTTAACTGTTCAAGCATTTTAAATATGTATTTGGCTTTCATAGTTCCCCCCTGTTATATTGTTATTATGAACACCCCTAATAATTTAAGTATATATAAGCTACTTAATACAATAAATATTTCAAGCATTAATTACCGCCTTTCAATACTATCCATGCAATAAATGCTACCGGTATAAACCTTACAATCGTATCTAATATTATCATTGTCATTTTTTTCCCTTTGTTGTTTTGTTTTTACTTTAGTCATTTTGGTTATAATGTCAATAGGTTATAGCCATTCATGTTTAATTGCGTAACCATCATCATATAAAACCTTTGATAATGTATAAACAAGGTGAAAACCCATATCCATTCCACAACCTCCAACCTTTATGCCATTGTAAACGCCAAATTTATTTTTGGCTTGTTTCCAATCTAAAGCGATTGAAATTAACCTAGTCCAATTAAGTGGATAATCTTTTTTGATTTGTCTTACTGAGATATGTCTCATCATACCACTCTGTGAAACATGATTTAATTGTGTCCAAAGTGTATCACCTTTTTTTATTTTTTCTTTTAGTGTTTTTATTGCTTCTTCTTTATTCATTTGTTTTCCCCTTTGTTAGTTTTTAATGTGTTAAGCAATGTCGAAAGTTTTAAAACTACGAATAACTATATTACTTAACACATTACCATTATGGCTAATATAAAATCAATGTCAATGTATTTAATTTTCATTGTTTAAGACATTTCGCCACACCTTGAAATTGTTTTATATTAAAGATAATTAAAAGTTGAAGAGAGTTGAGAGAAGTTAAAAATTGTTGAATAGTTGCTATCCTAATCAACAAAAACAAAATTTTAGTTTTACGTGTATCAAATCGGTAACACATTGTTTTAAAATATTACAATTAATTAATCAAATTGGTATAGCGATAATTAATTGTTATTGGAATTGTTATTGATAATCATAATTTATCGTTATGACAAATTGATTATTTTATTCTAAAGATCAAAGCTTTTTTTCAGGTGACAGACCCCCCTACACCCGCAAAAGTGGCGTAACTTTACGATATATATATACATCGGACTTGAGGACACCTTTAGCCACAGTCAGCTAGCCATAGCTTTCTTTAGCCACACACACCTTTTTCAACTTGCTAGACCCCATACCCCCAAAAACCACCCTGCACCTTTTCCACTGCCAAGCCTACTATTCTTAGTTTAATATTTTTTTAAATTACTATATGTAGTATGTATGTGGAGCTATACTGCTGAAGGATTACATTGCATTGTTTATATTGAAGAAAAAAGCAATAACCTAGTCATTAAGATTATGGGATTAGAAAACCAAGACGCAGCAGAGATGTTTGCTCATTATGCGATGGCTAAGATGGATTTTGATTATCACTTAGAAAAATACGACATGGTTTCAAACAGAATACACTAATGGATATTAAAATACCTTATACTCCAAGAAAACATCAAGCATACTTACATAAACAAATATCTAATCATAGATGGAATGTATTGGTTTGTCATCGAAGGTTTGGCAAAACAGTTTGTATGATTAATCATTTGATTAGATCTGCCTTATTATCAAAAAATAAAAACCCAAGATTTGCCTACATTGCACCAACTTTTAAACAAGCTAAATCCATTGCTTGGGATTATATGAAACAGTTTACTGCTAAAATACCTTACACAAAGTTTAATGAAACAGAGTTAAGGGTAGATCTGCCTAATGGTTCTAGAATTACTTTACTAGGTTCTGAAAACTCAGATGGGTTAAGAGGTATCTACCTTGATGGATGCGTAATTGATGAGTATGCCAATGTCAATGAAAGATTGTTTCCTGAGATTATTAGACCTGCACTCTCAGATAGAAAAGGTTACTGTGTATTCATTGGTACACCACAAGGAATGAATAATAACTTTTATGAACTATACCAACACGCACAAGGTGCGGATGATTGGTTTAACTACAAAGCCAAGGCAAGTGAAACTAAAATTGTAGATGAAGAAGAATTAATAAAAGCAAAAGAGGTTATGGGTGAGAAGAAATATCTACAAGAGTTTGAATGCGATTGGATAGCCAACATTGAAGGTTCTATCTATAACGATGTCATTGCAAAAATGGATGACCAAAAACAAATTACTCGTGTACCTTATGATCCTTCTTTGCCAGTCTCCACTTCTTGGGATTTAGGAGTATCAGATCATACTGCCATCATATTCTTTCAACAACTAGGTCGAGCAATCAACATCATAGATTATTATGAAGAACGAGGTCAAGGAATGCCACACTACATAGAAATAGTTAAAGGCAAAGATTATATCTACAAAGATCATTTTGCACCACACGACATCGAAGTAACTGATTTTAGTAATGGTAAAACAAGACGAGAAGTAGCTTATCAATTAGGTATTAGATTTAAAGTTGTTCCTAAACTACCACTAGAGGATGGCATACATGCTACGACTATGACATTACCTAGATGTTGGATTGATGTTGACCATTGCAAAAAGTTAATAGATGCGTTAAGACACTATCATCGAAAGTATATCGATAAAAATCGAATGTTTCGAAGTAAGCCTAACCACGATTGGTCATCTCACGCTTGTGATGCCATGAGATACCTTAGTGTTGGTTTGCAAGAATTAAGCATAAAACAATCTGCACCACAAAATGTTGCGGATAATGAATATAGGATAATTTAATATGGGTTCAATATTTTCACCAAAGATGCCATCACTACCGCCTGTACAACCTTTGCCACCTGCACCTAGTGCAGAACTATCACAAGCAGAAAAAGATAAGATTGCGGCAGAGCAAGCAGCGATAGAGAGAAAACGAAAAGGTAGAAGGTCAACAATCTTAACTGGAGCTATGGGTCTGCAAGATGAAGCAACAGTTGAAAAGAAAACTTTATTAGGTAGTTAATATGGGTGCAGTAGTTTCATTAGGTACAAAAGCTGGTGTAATAAAACCTGTATCACCACCAACTCCTGCTCCAACACAAGCAGAAGTATCTCAGTCAACAGCAACAAGTATGGATGGATATGATTCAAGAAAAACTAAACGTAAGGGAAGATCAGCTACCATATTAACAGGTGCAACAGGTTTAGAAGATCAAACAACTCTTGGAACTAAAACTTTATTAGGACAATAATGGCAAAAACAGATTTAACAAAAGCACTTTTAAAAAGATTTGATCGATTAAGCACTCAAAGAAATAATTGGGAAACGCATTGGCAAGAAGTAGCAGATTACATGATGCCAAGAAAAGCAGACGTTACTAAATTAAGATCAAGAGGTGATAAAAGAACTGAACTAATTTTTGATTCATCACCTTTACAAGCTGTAGAACTTTTGGCGGCATCCTTACATGGTATGCTAACAAACCCATCGACTCCTTGGTTTTCATTAAGATTTAAATCAGAAGAAATTTCAGAAGAAGATGAAGCTAAAGAATGGTTAGAGTCTGCAACGGACATCATGTACACAGCATTCAATAGATCAAACTTCCAACAAGAAATATTTGAATTGTATCACGACCTAATTACTTTTGGTACAGCCGCTATGTTCATTGAAGAAGATGATGAAGATTTATTAAAATTTTCTACAAGACACATTAATGAAATCTTTATTGCTGAAAATGATAAAGGTAGAATTGATACTGTCTTTAGAAAGTTTAAATTATCAGCAAGAGCCATCATGCAAAAATTTCAAAACGTAACACCAGAAATTAAAACAATGGCTAACAAAGATCCATACGAAGAGATGGATATTATTCACGCCATTTATCCTAGAGCAGATTTTAATCCTAGCAAACAAGATAAGAAGAACATGCCATTTGAATCTGTTTATATGACAGCAAAAGGTGAAGAATTATCTGTATCAGGATTTAGAGAATTTCCTTTTGTCGTACCAAGATACTTAAAAGCATCTCACGAAATTTATGGTAGATCCCCTGCTATGACAGCTTTACCTGATGTGAAGATGTTAAATGAAATGTCAAAGACTACAATTAAGTCTGCACAAAAACAAGTTGACCCACCTTTATTAGTTCCTGATGATGGTTTCATCTTACCAGTCAGAACCGTTCCAGGTGGATTAAATTTTTACAGAGCAGGAACAAGAGATAGAATTGAACCATTAAACATTGGTGCAAACACACCATTAGGATTGAACATGGAAGAGCAAAGAAGAAACTCAATTAGAAATGCTTTCTATGTAAATCAACTGATGATGCAAAATGGTCCACAAATGACTGCAACGGAAGTGATTCAAAGAAACGAAGAGAAGATGAGATTACTTGGTCCAGTCTTAGGTAGATTACAATCTGAATTATTAAAACCACTTATTGATAGAGCTTTCAACATTCTACTTAGAAAGAATCAATTTAGACCTGCACCTGATTTCTTATCAGGACAAGACATTGAAATTGAATATGTATCACCATTAGCTAAAGCACAGAAATCCACAGAGTTACAATCAATCATGAGAGCCATTGAAATCATGGGAAGTTTAGCTAATGTAGCTCCCGTGTTCGATCATGTGAATATGGATAATCTAGTAAGACACCTTGCAGACATTGTAGGTGTACCTCAAAAGATTTTAAAACCAAGATCACAGTTGAACGCTGAACGACAACAGAAACAGCAACAACAGGAGCAAATGGCACAGATGCAACAACTTCAACAAGTAGCACAAGCTGGTGGTCAAATTGCACCACTTGCTAAAGCATTACCTGAAGAAGCAAAAGCATTAGTGGCTAGTGAATAATAATGGGTGAAGCAAAAAAGAAACAAGAACATTTTGAACAATACGTTCATGGTTTAAGAACTAACTACAAAGCAACTTTTAATTCAGATGATGGTAAGCAAGTCTTATCTGATTTAGAAAAAAGATGTCACTTCTATCATACGACTAACATCAAAGGTGATAGTCATGAAAGTGCATATATGGAAGGACAACGCAGCGTTCTTCTATTTATTAAATCAATGCTGCAAAATGATAATGAAAAAGGAAAATAAAAATGTCAGAACAAACACAGATAACGGAGCAAACCGCTTCGCCTGTAGAAACGACATCTACAGAAACTAAAACAGAAACAACTCAACAACCTGTATCTTCCACTACGACACAAACCAATACCGTAGCGAAATCTTGGAAAGATATTATTTCAGAAGAATTTAGAAACGATCCTAACATTGCTAAGTTTACTGAGATTGATGCATTAGCTAAGTCTTACATCAATGCTACAAGAATGATTGGCTCAGATAAAGTGGTTATTCCAAATCAAAACTCTACTGAAGATCAATGGAACGAAGTATATGGTAAGTTAGGCAGACCTGAATCACCAGACAAATATAAGTTTGATGTTAAATCAGAAGTCATACCTTTTGCTGACAATGTCATTAAACAATATGCAGACAATGTTCATAAGTTAGGTTTAAATAATAAACAGGCACAAGGAATATTAGAGTTTTATAAAAACTCAATGGAACAATCTGCCAAGCAATCTCAAATTGATATGGAAACTGCAAAAGAACAATCTCAACAACAGTTAAGACAAGAATGGGGTAGAGCTTATGATGATAACCTTAAGAAAGCGGGTGCGGTTGCAAAAGCTAATTTAAACTCACAAATCTTAGACATGCAATTAAAGGATGGTTCAAGATTAGGAGATAATCCTGAGATCATTAAAGGCTTTGCTAAGATTGCTAATCTTCTATCTGAAGATAGTATGGTATCAACTGAAAGCGAAAGCGTTAATCAAGGTAAGGATCTTGAAACTGAAATATCAAGAATTACTAATGATAAGTCAAATCCTTATTGGAACAAGTCTCATCCTGATCATACGAAGATGGTACAACAAGTATTAACTTTAAGAGAAATGCTCAATGCCAGATAATGATCATTTGAATGATCAAGAAATAAGATTAGAGATACTTCGTATCGTTAAGGAAAATGGTACGGAGTATCAAAAAAATAATCCCTTGATCATTGCCAACGAATATTATAAATGGGTAAAAGGTAAGACAATTCCTAAAAAGAACCTTACTGACAAGAGGGAATAGACTCTAGTCTAAAAGACTTTAAATCCAAGAGATGCCTGTCAGTTTTGACGGAGAACCTCTCTGATTGTTTATAATACTAACAAACTAACAATGGAGAGACAAATATGTCTAATCAAGTAACAACAGCTTTTGTACAGCAGTATTCAGCTAACGTACAAATGCTATCTCAACAAATGGGTTCATTATTGAGAGATAAAGTTCGTCTTGAAAGCGTTGTTGGTAAGAATGCATTTTTCGATCAAGTGGGTTCTGTAACTGCTATCAAAAGAACTAGCAGGCACGGAGACACTCCACAAATCGATACTCCTCATGCAAGAAGAAGAGTATCTTTAGTGGATTACGAATTTGCTGACCTTATCGATGATCAAGATAAAGTACGAATGTTAATCGACCCAACATCATCTTATGCTCAAGCTGCAGCTTACGCTATGGGTAGAGCTATGGATGATGAAATCATTGCTGCCGCTTTAGGCACATCATACACAGGTGAAACTGGAAGTACATCAACTCCACTACCTTCTGGACAGAAGATAGTTGAAGCTGGTACAGATGGTTTAACTATTGCTAAATTAAGAAACACTAAGAAGATTCTTGATTTAAACAATGTTGATCCTTCAATTCCTAGATTCATAGTTGTTGGTCCTAAACAGATCGATGATTTATTAGGTACAACTCAAGTAACAAGTTCAGATTTCAACACAGTTAAAGCATTAGCTAATGGTGAAATTAACTCGTTCTTAGGGTTTAATTTTATAATGTCAAACAGACTAACTACAACAGGATCTATGAGACAATGCATTGCATTTGCTCAAGACGGTCTTGCACTAGGAGTTGGTAAAGATGTAATGGCTAGAATAGACGAGAGAGCTGACAAAGGTTACGCTACTCAAGTTTACTACTGTGCTTCTTTCGGCTCAACTAGAATGGAAGAAGAAAAAGTTGTAGAAGTCCAAGCCTACGAGGCGTAAACCAAAGGAGATAAATTATGGCGAATGGAACAAATTACCAATTAACGCAAAACACTCCTAAAGATATGGTTGACGTATCTAAGTGGGGTGGAAAATTAAGAGTTCAGTACGATGAGTACGAAGCAACTTCTTTAGCAGCAGGAACAATTAATGTTGCTAAATTACCAAAAGGTGCAATCGTATACGAAGTAGTATTACACGCTGACGATATGGGAACAGGTACAACTGCGGTTGTAGGTGATTCCGGTGACGCAGACAGATTTATTACTTCTGTAGATACAGCATCTTCTGCTACTCTTACTAGATTGAATGCTATAGCTGGTTTTGGTTATGAATATTCAGCAGAGACTGACATCATAATTACGACTACTGGTACTTCAACTGGTACATTTAAAATTGCAATTTTCTACGTTGTAGAATAATTCTTTTTTTTAGGTGGGGGAGAAATCCCCCATCTTATTCTTTTTTTTAAAATGACAATAAGCGACTTTGATCCTAGAAATTTAACCTTATACGAAAAATCAAGAAAACTTTTACACTTTCAATGGCAAAATGATAATAAAGTCTATCGTTATGCTTTAGTTGAAATTATTTCAGAAAAAGATATAAATCATAGAACCAAGCAAAAAAAAGATGAGTTAGCTTTAACTCAAGAAGAAATATGGAGAAAATATGGCATCAGTAGTTGACATTTGTAATGGAGCTTTAAATCAATTAGGAGCATCAACCATATTAAGTTTAACTGAAGATTCAAAAAATGCTAGACTATGTAATGCTAGATATACTCAAGTTAGAGATGCAGTTTTTAGATCTCACCCTTGGAACTGTTTACAAAAAAGAGTTCAACTAGCAGCAGATACTGATACACCTGCCTGGGGATTTACCAAACAATATACTTTACCTGCCGAATGTTTAAGGGTCTTAGCCATCTTAGATTATGATTCAGATTATAAAATAGAAGGTAGAAAAATTTTAACTGATAATTCAACTATGAAGATTTTGTACATAGCTAGAATTGACGATCCCAATGAATACGATGAATTATTGAGAGAAACTTTATCAGCTGCTTTAGCTGCTGACATTGCTTATGCCATCACATCATCTAACCCTGTAGCATCAACGATGTATAATTTATTCCAAGATAAATTAAAAGAAGCTAGGTTTGTTGACGCCACTGAAGGACAAAATCAAAATCCTGAAAAAGGCATGGCAGATGTCATTGAATCAAATACTTTCATTAACTCAAGGTTTTAACCTATGGCAAGAGTTGCTGTACAACTAACAAATTTCACCGCAGGTGAACTATCACCACGATTAGATGGTCGTAATGATCTAGCTAAATATTCATCAGGTTGCAAGACATTACAAAACATGTTGGTTTATCCTCATGGTTCTGCAGCTAGAAGATCAGGTACACAATTTGTAGCAGAAGTAAAAGATTCTACAAAAAAAACAAGACTTATTCCTTTTGAATTTTCAACAACACAAACTTACATGCTTGAGTTTGGAAATCAGTACATAAGATTTTATAAAGACAATGGTCAGATATTATCAGGTGGTGTAGCTTATGAAATATCATCTCCATATTTAGAAGCTGAACTATTTGATATTAAATATGCTCAATCAGCAGACGTGATGTACATCTGTCATCCTAATCACGCAGTTAGAAAGCTATCGAGAACGGGTCATACAGCTTGGACTTTAACTGAAGTTGATTTTACGAATGGTCCTTTCCAAGATCATAATACTAGCACGACAACTATCACAGCATCTCATACTACTGTTGGAACTTCTGGTGATTTAACTTTATCTTCAACGACTGGTGTTAATGCTAATCAAGGTTGGCTAAGTACAGATGTAGGAAGATTAGTTCATTTCAAGGATGGTCATTATGAAATTACAGCTTATACTTCTTCTACGGTTGTAGTTGCAACTTCAGTTGTTGCTCCTTCCTCTGCATCTGCATCAACAGACTTTGCTTTAGGTGCTTTCTCAGATACGACTGGTCATCCATCTTGCGTAACTTTCTTTGAACAAAGATTAGTCTTTGCAGGAACAAGCGAACAACCTCAAACATTATTCTTTTCTAAATCAGGTGACTATGAAAACATGGATGATAACTATCATGGTACAGTAGCTGATGATGATGCCATCATTTATACGATTGCATCTAACCAAGTAAATGCCATTAGGTTTATGACATCTACAAGAACTTTAATTGTAGGTACAGCAGGTGGTGAATTTACAGTAAGTGGTGGTGGAACTGACATTGCGATTACACCAACTAACATTTTAATTAAGAAACAATCTAATCATGGTTCAGCTAATGTTGATGCGATTGCTGCAGGTAACGCAACTTTATTCTTACAAAGAGCTAAAAGAAAAGTTAGAGAACTAGCTTACAACTTTGATGTTGATGGTTACGTTGCACCTGACATGACCATACTTGCCGAACACATTACCGAAGGTGGTATTACTCAAATGGCATATCAACAAGAACCTAATCAAATCATTTGGATGGTTCGTGGTGATGGTCAACTTATTGGTTTAACTTATCAAAGAGAACAACAAGTCACTGCTTGGCACAGACAAATCTTTGGTGGTAGTTTTGGCTCAGGTGATGCAGTATGCGAAAGCGTAGCTGTAATTCCAACGGATGATACTGAATATCAAGTATGGGTTATCATTAAAAGAACGATTGATGGTTCAACGGTTCGATATGTTGAATACATAAACAATCTTGATTTTGATGAAACAGATGATACATCATTTAATTTTTTAGATTCAGCTTTAAGTTATAATGGATCTGCTACAACAACCATTTCAGGATTAGATCATTTGGAAGGTGAGACAGTTTCTATCCTAGCGGATGGAGCAACCCATCCAGATAAGACTGTTAGTTCAGGTTCAATTACTTTGGAAAGATCATCAACAAAGGTTAAAGTAGGTTTAGCTTATACATCTTTATTACAAACAATGAGATTAGATGCAGGTTCACAAAATGGAACATCACAATCTAAGACAAAAAGAATTTATGAAATTACTGCAAGACTTTATGAATCAATCGGTATTGAGATAGGACCAGACTTAAATAACATGGAACGAATACCTTTTAGATCTTCTGCTAATCCTATGGATCAAGGGGTAGGTGTATTTACAGGTGATAAGGAAGTTGAGTTTAGAGGTAACTATGAAACAGATGGTTTCATTTATGTTAGACAAGATCAACCTTTACCTTTAACAGTATTGTCTTTATACCCAAAACTAATAACGAATGATGGATAATATATTAAACATAGTGCCTTACATATCTAAACATGGTAAGATTATCTTAGCCAATCAAATGAACCATGTTCTTATGGATCAAGACGCAACATTCGATGGAGACGCAATGGAACTAGAACAAAACGGTTTAGCTTATACTTGTATGATTAATGATGAACCTGTGGCTTCAGCAGGAATGAAAATCATTTGGGATGGTGTGGCTGAAGGTTGGGTACTTGCTAGTTCTAAAGTATGGGAACATCCTGTGCTAGTTGCTAGAGCCATTAAAAAGAACTTTGCAATATTAGCAAAAAAACACAAGATTAACAGAGTTCAAACAGCAGTAAGAGCAGACTTTCAAATTGGTCTAAAGTTTGCTAAATGGTTAGGATTACAAGAAGAGGGACTAATGAAAAAATATGGTTTCGATGGTTCAGACCATTACAGATATGCGAGGATATTCTAAATGAGTTGGCAGGCTGCAGTAGTAGGTGCAATGGGTGTTGCACAATATCAACAACAAGGTGCTATTGGTAAATACAATCAAGCAGTTGCTAATCGTTCAGCTCAAGTCGCGGAGCAAGAAGCACAAGCCATTGAACAACAAAAAGAATTTGATATTGCTCAATTTGACAAGCAATTTATAAAAATAGAAGGCGAACAAGCTGTTGCTGCTGCTAAAGCAAATATTGTGCAAGGAACAGGAACAGATTATAGAATTAGAATGCAGAATGCTGTTGAAGCACAATTACAAAGAAATGTTATGGAATACAACGCAAAAATTGGTGCAGCTAGAAAAATGGAAGAAGCAAACTTTTCAAGAATACAAGGTCAAATTGCTAGACAACAAGCAAAACTTGCACAAATACAAACAATCGCACAAACTGGAACTAGCTTATTAACTATGTCTCAAGGTGCAGGTGGTGGCACAAAACCACAATATCAATATATTAGAAGTGATTTAGGAAGTATGTAATGCCAAAGATACCAACATTTACAAGTGAAGCAAGACCAACAGCAGAAGTAGCATCTGTTAAAGGAAACATTCAAATTCCATTATCTCAAACACTTGGTAATGCTTTATCTCCTGTAACCAAAGCTATTGTTGAACATAGAGTTCAAGAAAAAAATTTTGAAAACAAAACTGAAGCTCTTAAATTAGAGAATGAAGCATTATTAGAATTTACCGATACTTTAGAAAGAGCTAGTAGATTAGATAATAAAGATCAAGCATTTGAATTAGTACAATCTGAATCAGAAAGAATTAAAAATACTTTTAGTAGTAGAGCTTCTAATAAAAATGTTCAAAACACTTTTAATAATAATTTTTTATCAGAAGTACAAAAAGGAATATTTAAAGTTGATACTAAAGTTTCCACTAATATTATTCAATCATTACAAAATCAAGTAAACATCAAAAAAGATAGATTATTTACAGATGCTTTTTTTGGAGAAAATAAATTATCAAGAGAATTAGTACAATCAGAATTAACTAAATTATATGAAGATAATTACCAAGGAAGAATAGATGTAGATCAATACAATAAATTAGTTCAAAATATACCAGCTGAATTAGATTATTATGAAGCCTATAATAAAATTAATTCAGATCCAATACAAGCATTTAGTGATTTAAAAGATAATAAAAAATTTTCTAATTTACCAGTTGAAACAAGAATGGATTTATTTAATAAAGCAAAACAGGTTTCACAATCTTTAGCTAGTAAGAATTTACAAGAATATTTAGAATCTGCAAAATTAGGTACAGATTCTATTTACACTAAAGAAAGTTTAATTTCCCCATTTGAAGGAACACCACAATATGGTGAAATTTTAGAAAAAGTTGAGATTGCAGATATTGTTAGACAAAATTCTAATGCTATAAAAAATTCAAATTTTGAAGATGAATTAAATGTAGTAGAAAATATTAAAGTAGAAGGCAGTCAAATTAAATATAAAAAAGATGCTCAAAACATTTTAAGAGGTGTTGTATCTGAAAAAATTAAAAAAATTAAATCAGACGCAGTTGGTTATTATTCTAATTTTGATAGCAATTTAATCAATGTTAATGATAAAATAAAACAAGCTAGAGAAACAAATAATGTAGAACAAGAAATTGCATTTATTGAAGAAAGAAATTCTTTATTAGATAAAATTTATGATGAAAAAAATATACCAACTTCTTTTAGAAAATATATTCAAGAAGCTGAATCAAAAAGTTTAGTTACTCAATTTAATGCTTTTACCAATCCTAAAGATCAAATTTTATTTTTAGAATCTATAAATCAAAAATATGGAGATAAAATTGTAGATATTTATTCTCAATTAGAAGGAGATGGAATGCCATCAGGTGCTTTAGTTATGGTAAGCACTAATAGTGTTAGTTTAAAAAATGATATTGCTAAAGGATTTGATATTAAAACTTTAGAAACAACTGTTATGAACTCTACAGGATTAAAAAAAACAGATTTAGTTCAAATTAATTTTAATATTTCAGAAGAAATGGAAGATGGTTATAATAAAGTAATTAACAATCAACCTATCGGTTCTGTTAGTCAAGCATCACATATTAATAAGGTCAATTCCGCATTATACCAAGCAACATTATATAAAATATTTAATGAAAATCTAAGTGTTAAAGAAGCAGCTAAAAAAGTAGTAGAAGAATTTAATAAAGATTATATGTTTAAAGATACATTTTGGATTCCTAATGATATTAATGGTAAGACAGTTAATCAAAAAGATATTGAAGCAAAAACTGATTTTATTTTAGATACTATTAAAGATACAAATTATTTAGATAAAATAGATTTATCTCATTACGGAAGCATAGATGACACAAGAACAGTTCAAGAAAATATTGAAGTTATGAAATCTGATATTAAAGATAATTCTGTTTGGTATCTTAATCCAAAAGGAGATGGTTTATGGTTATATGTTACTAGACAAAATGGTACTCCATTAATTGTTTCAGATAAAAGTGGAAAAAAAATAGAATTAAATTTTTTAGACACTTCAACAAAACTTCCTATTACCAATGAAGAATATGAATATACAGATTTAGATTTTACTCCAGAGGTTAGAAAAGGAAGAGGTTAATGATTAACATTGGTTTAAAAACTTTTGAAAATACTCAAAATGAATTTGATACAGCTGTTGATACAGCTAATGTTGGTTTGTGGGATGCAACTAAAATATCAGCTATTCAAGCATGGAATTTTAATCCTACAAGTTCTTTATGGAGAACTTTTGAAATGCAAGATGCAATTAATGTTAGTGATGAGGTTGTTCCTAAAGAAGAATTAAATAAACAGTATGCAGACATAGGATTGTTTTTTGAAAAAGATACTAGAAAAGGTGTTGTTGATTACATTGTAGATAGAAAAAAATTAGAAATAAGAAGATCACAACAATTAGCTAATGCTCCTCAAAGTTTAGGAGCTAAATCTATATATTTAGGTGCAGGGTTTGTTACTTCATTTGCTGATCCTGTAAATATTACAGCATCTTTTATACCTATTGTGCGTGAAGCAAGATTTGCATCCTGGGTTGCAAGACTAGGATCAACAAGAGCAAGATTAGCAAAAGGTGCTATTGAAGGTTTAGTAGGTAATGCTTTAGTTGAACCATTTGTATATTCACAAGCAAAATCAGAACAGGCAGATTATGAATCTATGGATGCTTTTTTAAACATAGGTTTTGGTTCAATTATTGGTTCAAGTTTTCATCTTGGTTTTGGAAAAATTGGTGATGCTTTAGCAAAAATTAGAGGAAAAGATAATATTTATCAAAGACTTGCAAAATCTCATCCTGAATTAAAAGAAGATTTACTTAGACATACAATGGCTAAAGTTTTAAATGATGAAAGAGTTAATACAGCTGATGTGATTAATTCCAGTAGATTAAATAATGAACAGTTGTTAGAACTAGATTCACAAAAAAAAATATTAAAATCACAATTAAGACAAGCTAAAAAAACTAATAATCAATTATTAGCAGAAAAATTAAAAACAGAAGTTGATAATTTAAAAGCTAAAGAAACAGCTTTAACAGATAAAATTGTTAATGAAAATAAAATTAAAACTAAATTAGAAAAAACTAAAATTACTAGAGATAATTTTAATACTAATGCTAATGAAACTGTTGTAGAGACTATTAATAAAACAGTTCAATTAGAAGAAACTGAAGCAGAATTGTTAACTTTAAGAGCAAAAGAATTAAAATCTCAATTTAATAAAGAATCTTTATCTGAAGATATAGATAATAATTTAAAAGAAATAGATAAAATTGATACAAGAATAAATCAAAAACAAAAAATTAGAGACGGAATAAAAGCTGGTACTAATTGTATAATAAGGAAAACTTAATGTCTATTAAACAATGCTTACAAGAAGTTAAAAATGTAGTTAAAGATATTTTATCTGATAATGAAATTGAATTAGTTTTAACAAGAGTTAAATCAAATTTAAAAAAAAATAAAGCATCAAAAGAAATAGAAGTCAATGAAGCAAAGATAACTCAAGATGTTATTGATGAAATAGAATTACAACAAGCTATTAATAAAAGAAATTTAGCTAATGACACTATTAAAAGTATTAGTGAAGCTAATGATATTATTGATAATTTTTCAGAGAATCCAATTCAAGGAGTTGAAGCATTGTTAGTAGGTATTCAAGATTTTGGTATTGGTTCAAGAAAATCTATTGGTAATGAACAAGTTGCTTTAGAAGAAAAATTTTTAACAGATTTTTTTACTGATTTAAAACGAAATAAAGTTTTAGATGTTTTTAAAGATAATAAATTAAGTTTAGAAATTTATAGAGAATTAGTTGAATTAGGTAGTACAGGTATTAAAGAAGCACAAATGGTTGCAAGTATTATTAAAAAACATTCTGAAATTATTAGAAATAAATTAAATTTATTAGGTGCTAATATTGGTAAATTAGATGATTGGATTACAAGACAATATCATGATCCTGATAAACTAAATGGTGCAGCAGGAAGAACAGAAACTGATTGGAGAGTACATCAAAAGGCTTGGAGAGAATATATAAAAACAAAATTAGATATTGAAAGAACTTTTGGTGGTGAAGAAAATATTGATGATATTTTAGATGAAATTTATATTAAATTAAGATCAGGAGTATTTTTCAAATCAGAAGGTTTAGATAATATTTATGGTTCTTCTAATATTGCTAAAAAAATGAGTGCAGAAAGAGTTTTGCATTTTAAAGATGCAGATGCAAGATTTGAATACGATCAAAAATTTGGATCATCTCAATTAACAGAATCAGTTGTTCATGGATTACAGGTAGGTGCAAGAAATATTGCGAATATGAATAGATTAGGCACAAGACCTAAAGCTAATTTTGAAAGAATATTAAAAATATTAAGTGTACATTACGCAAAAATAAATCCTGATATTGCTAAAAAATTCAAATTTGAAAATTTTAAAAAAGAATTTTCTGAAATTGATGGATCTGTTTATCAAGTAGATAATGCAACAGGTGCTAAAATTGGAATGACAGTTAGATTTTTACAAGGAACAGGTAAATTAGGTTTTGCTACCATATCATCATTTGGTGACTTAGCAACCTATATGACAGAAACAAGATTTCAAGGAAGAGGATTATTTACAGGATTATTTGAAGCATTAGGAAATTTAACTGGTATTACTAAAAACAAAGAAGCATACGAAATATTAGGTGTTATGAGTAATTCAGTCATAGGAACTATGAATCAAAAAATGTCTATGAGAGGAGATATGACTGGTGTATTTGCTTCATTATCTTCTCTATTTTATAAATTAAATGCATTAAATTGGTGGGTATCATCTTTAAAATCAGGTATGACAACTGGGTTAGCAAGAATGTATGGAATGAAAAGAAATACTCCTTTTAATAAATTAACTATTAGAGAACAAAATTTACTTGCATTATATAAAATTGATTCTGGTAAATGGGATTTATTAAGATCTATTTCAAGTTTAGAAGCTGATGGTAAAATTTATATGACAGCTGAAAATATAGATGAATTATCTACAGAAGCAATTTCTAAATATTTAAAAAAGAAAATTACTAGAACTGAAGCTGAAAATTTTAAATTAGATTTACAAATATCTTATAGAAATCTTTTATTAGATAGAGCTATGCATGGTACTCCTGAACCAGATGCACAAGTTAGAGCAACTTTAAACAGAGGTTTTAAAAGAGGAACATGGGAAGGTGAATTGATGAGATTATTTACTCAATTTAAAAGTTTTCCTGTTGCAATATGGATGAAAGTTATTGGTAGAGAACTTAAAGGTTATGGACCAGGTGAAAACAAATTAGCTTCTGGTGCATTTGGTATTACTTCACAAATTATTTTAGGAACAATGTTTGGTTATTTAGCTTTAGCAACTAAAGATTTATTAAAAGGAAGAACACCAAGAGATTTAGATAATAAAGAAGATTTTTTTGCAGCCTTTATTCAAGGCGGTGGTTTAGGTATTTATGGTGATTTTTTATATTCAGAATTAAAAAATAGTTATGGTGGTTCTTTACAAGAAACTATACTTGGACCAGCTATGGGAGATTTAGCTAAATTTATTAGATCTCTTGGTGATTTAGCTGAAGGAGATATAAGTAAATTTGGTAAAAAAAACTTTGAGATTTTAGAATCTAATACACCATTTTTAAATTTATTTTATACAAAATGGGTTTATGATTACTTAATAGGTTATCAAATTAAAGAAATGTTAGATCCTGGATTTTTTAGAAGAATGCGTAGAAAAGCATATCAAAATTATGGGTCAAGTTATTGGTTAAAACCATAGACAAAGGATAAAGAATTTAATATAGAGACATAATATGACAATATCTTCAACTACAGTAAAGAACTCATATTCAGGTGACGGTAGTACAACTACCTTTAACTATACCTTTAAAATTTTTTCTAACTCTGATTTGCAAGTTATCATTCGTTCCTCAACTGGAACTGAAACTGTAAAGACAATCACAACTCATTATACGGTAACGGGTGCTGGTTCAGCTTCTGGGGGTACTGTTGTTTTTACAGCAGGTAATATTCCAACATCTACAGAAACTGTGGTGCTGAGAAGAGCAGTTCCGCAAACCCAGTCGATAGATTATATCGCTAATGATCCATTCCCTGCGGAAAGTCACGAAGAGGGTTTGGATCGTGCAATGATGACCCTTCAACAAGTACAAGAAGAAGTTACACGATCACTTAAACTTTCAAGAACGAACACAATGACATCTACAGAATTTACTGTAGGTGCTGCAGATAGAGCTAATAAAATTTTAGCATTTGATAGTTCAGGAGAATTATCAGTTACACAAGAATTAGGAACTTACACAGGCAACTGGTCAGCATCAACTGCTTACTATGTTAGAGACATTGTTAAAGATACGACTAACAATAATATTTATATTTGTAATACGAATCACACATCATCAGGTTCATTGCCAATCTCATCAAATGCAGATACTGCTAAATGGAATTTATTAGTTGACGCTGCTGCTGCCGCTTCATCTGCTACAGCCGCAGCTAGTTCAGCAAGTGCTGCTGCAACATCTGCAAGTAATGCTGCTAGTTCAGCTAGTGCCGCAAGTACAAGTGCAAGTAACGCAGCTACATCAGAAAGTAACGCTTCAACATCAGAAACAAATGCTGCAAGTTCAGCTTCATCAGCTTCAACGTCAGCTACGAATGCTTCTAACTCTGCAACATCAGCTTCAACATCTGCATCCAATGCATCTACGTCAGCAACCAATGCTTCTAATTCAGCAACTGCTGCTGCTAGTTCTGCAACGACTGCAGGAACTCAAGCAACCAATGCAAGTAACTCTGCAAGTTCAGCTAGTACGTCTGCTACTAATGCAGCTAGTTCAGCATCAAGTGCTAGTACCTCTGCATCTAATGCCGCAACTTCAGAAAGCAATGCAGCTAGTTCTGCTAGTACAGCATCTTCAGCTGCCACATCAGCTCAAACAGCACAAGCTGCCGCAGAAGCCGCTGCCGACAATTTTGATGATACTTATTTAGGAGCTAAAGCTAGTGATCCAACATTAGATAATGATGGTGATCCTTTGACAACAGGAGATTTATATTTTAATACTTCAACTAACGAACTAAAAGTATATAATGGTTCAGCATGGCAAACTGCTGCTGTAGATGCTTCTAGTTTTTCAACTAAAGGATTTGCTACAGCAATGGCAATAGCATTATAGGAGGATAAATGGCACAAGACTTTGAATCAGAAGGCGGTCAAATAACTAACTCAGCAACTACACTATTAACAGCTAATAGTGATGATGCTATTGTTGGATTAAGACTTGCTAACATAACAGCAAGTACAGTTACTTGTAGTATATGGATTTCTGAAAATGGTTCTACTGATAGATACCTTGTTAAAGATTTAAGTATTCCAGCAGCTAGTTCAGTTGAATTAGTTAATGGTGGAGCAAAAATAATTTTACAAAATACTGATGTTCTTAAAGGTCAAGCTAGTGTAGCATCTAGTGTAGATGTTTGGATTAGTAGAGTTGACAGCATTAGTACATAGGATAACAAATGGCGTTAAGTAGAAATCAAAATGGTGTTCTTTACATTGGTGATACACCAGCAAGTGAACAAATTTTTGAACATGCACAAGTCATGGATGAAGTTATGGAAATTGAATCTGCGGTTCTTGCAGGTCCAGTTACCTTTACTCAAACAGTAACAGTAACAGGAACATTGGTAATTGTATAATGAGTAAAATAGAAGTAAATCAAATTTCATCACAATGCGGATCAACATTAACGATTGGTCAATCAGGCGATACAGTAACTTTAGCATCAGGTGCAACTCAAACAGGTTTTGGTAGAACTGGAACT